CAACAGCAGCAGAGCCTGGATCGCGTGCGGGTTGTCGGCTTCGGCTTCCGACAGGGTTTCCATGTAGTTGAGGATCGCGTCCTTGATCTGCTCGGTGTCCATGTGGTTCATGCGGTGGATTATAGCGTCTGAGTTTCTGGCATCTACAGCAAAGTCCGAAAAGTTTGGCATCGTCATAACCCCTTGTAAACACTAGACTTGGGATCGGGCCGGGGGCCCCAAACTTACCCAACCCCTTATGTTTCAAGGGGTTATGTCACTTCACCTTGCATTCCTTCTGTTTCATTTCCTCGCACCATTCGTTGAAGCACATCTTGCAATATCCTGCATAGGTGCGCGCCCACGGGCCGATCTTGCATTCCTTGCACTTCAACGGGCCTTCCGTCTTTTCGTCCCGAATCAAGGGGAAGATCAACGACATGGCGGACTGTGGGGGAGACTTGAGCTTGCGATGGGTTCTCATGTTAGAAAGGCGTGCTAAGGTAGCCTACAACGACGATGAAAACAAGGGCGCACATGGCGATATAGAACAGGACCGCCAGCGTCAGGTTAGCTTTCTTTTCCATGGCTCGGAGTATAGCGTTAGAGGTTTAGGATTCAATCCCCAATATCGAATGCATCGAATGCTGGGTTGCTAAGATCCCACACCATCTCATCCGATTGGATCGTGAGACCATCCCACATATCCTTGGGGAGCAGAGATTCTTCCCAACATTCTTGAAAGTTCTTGATGGTCTCTTCATCCGCCATCGAACCATCGGCCAGGAAGATTTCCTCGATCCAAGGGTAATCGTCGTTAGGGGTGAAGCAAAGGATCTTCATGCTTCGTAGTATAGGGTCAGAGTTTTAGGATTCAAGCCTATTTTCAGTAGGCTTCCGAGCAACCTTCCCAGTTACCCTCTTCCCATTCCTGGGCCTCATCCTGGGCGACGATCCAATCGGCCATCGCATCGTGGAAAGATTGGAGCACGAATGCAACATACTGCTCGGTGCATTCGATCCCGTGCTTAATCCACATCACACCCACGATATCGTTCTCCGTAAGATCGGGGTGATCCGCCGCGACGTTCAGGACCAACGTTTCCTTCGTGCTCATGCGGGGGAGTATAGGGTCTGAGTTTCTGGGGGCAACACTAAAAGCAGAAAAGTTTGGCATCGTCATAACCCCTTGTAAACACTAGACTTGGGGAGCTTGGGGCCCCCTCGAAAGTATCCAATAGGATTTTGCGGGTCCCATATGGAACGATGCGTCATCTCCACCACACATCCTCAGGACCCATAGATCTACCCCACAACAAATTTAATAGGAATCTCAAAAAATCTCAACGGGTCCCATCGGGTCCCATAGTCACATATTTTGATCTAATAGTTTCAAAATATCCAACCAAGTTTCCTTAGTCTTGAAATAGACTTCCATGGTGGTAGCTCCCCCCTTATCGTTCATGAGATAGATATCCAATCCATATAGGTTTTCATCATCCTTATATGCATAGTATCCCTTGAAGTCTAGTTGGTTAAAAGTAAACATCACATAACCATCGACATATACTTTAATGCGACCGTTATGTGTAGTAAACTTATAGGATCTCTTTCTCATGGTTCAAAGGAGATGCTAACGTCGTTTAGAAGATCTTTTTGATCAATCATCCACTCTCCGAAGATTTCTCTAGCTTCTCCGGTTGAAAAGGAGACTGCGATCTTATCCACACCATTTTGATATGCATATGAAGCGACCATCATGATATCATTATTTGGGGCATGAGAGAACATTTGACCAGCCTTGAGGTCATTGACCGCAATTTTAGTATCTCCCGTCTTTGCACTAATAGTAATTTTCATTGTACGAATTCCTTCATTATCTTATACATCATAACTACGACTAAAGACCATAGGATGAACAGTACTACACCGTTCACTGTGGGCTTTAAGATTTTCTCGATAAACAGTTCACGATCCGAGTTCATTTTCTAGTTCCTCTTCAATATCCTTCCAAATTGTGATTCCATCGTAGTAGACGAAGTTCATATCTGCGCTGCAAGCGGTATAATTTACTTCAATGGCTACGATTTGATTTCCCTTGTAGTTGATTTCCTTTGGATCGAAGACATCGGTGATCCTAACAATGTATCCCATGGTTGAGATATAATCGCCCGCAGTCTTCTTTCTATCTTGGACGAGACTATTGATGGATTCAAAGATTCGGTCACAGATATACTTCTTCTTGGTGCCAGGATAATCTGCTGGCATGAAAGGGTACTTGTTCCTTTCGGCAATAAGATTAACTACCTCAAGAAGTCCCTCAAGGTCGAAGGATGCGATTCTGTTCATAGCGTCTGTTATAGCTCAGACGGTCCAGGGATCAAGGCTTTTTCTTATCTTTATCATGAGGCTCTTCTATCCAGTAGATTTTGCCTCCAAAGCTATTGTAAAGCCATTCGTCTGGGTGAGGTGGTGGCGTGTAATGGCCTTTACCTTTATCATTACAATCCAAACAGCCTTCAACTTGAGGACCCCAAACTTTTCCACACTTGGGACATTCCCAACCAACATTTTTATTAGTCTTCATACTCATTAAATATATCGAACAAATCAATTATAGCCCTGTCGATCAATTCGATTCTTTCATTTAAGATTTCTAACTTTGAGTTGGGTATTTTAGTTCTATCTATTGATTCGGCCAGAGTCGCTAAAGTCTTTATTGAGAACTCAGTGTTTCTAATATCTGAGTAGAGATCATTGTGGTTTATTTTCATTTTTAACTTCTTCCAATACCATCCAAGTGCCTAAAAATCCTAAGTTAGTGGATTCCCTCATGATCGGAAAAGCTCTTCCTCTAACTTTTGTTGTCTCTAAGGTATATACGTTTTGAACCTTGAACTCGGTTTCAAACTTTCTGTGATCTCTTACTGATTCTGACCATTCTTTAACTACTCTGCTCATATCATCTGGGTGGATGAAGGATACCCATCCTAGGTCTTTTAGATCTTCTAATCCGCCTCCAACTAGCCTTGCCATCGCAGTATTGACCCAAATAAACTTACCATGTTCGTCTGCTTTGAATAGTGGCTTTTGAGTTAGGTGTTGGCTAGCCTCGATAAATAATGCTAAGTTTGTTACTGAGGCTTCTATCCTATCCATCTGGTCTTTTAAAGTTGACCCGCCATTATTTTTTGTTTCGTGCAATATTGCTTTTAACTTTCGATTTCCAAAAGCTAGCATTAAGGCCACTAGGGTTCCTACTGATGCAAGTACTTCATGCCAGGGAATTAAATGCCAAAAGTTAGTAGTCTCCATAAATCGTATCCTTCTATAAGGATATTTAGTTTTCGGAGTCTACGTCTATGGGATATGTTTAATCCCATCTACATTTCTTATTACATTATAAGCTATAGCCTTAAAAGGTTTATCGGATTGGTGGTCGTTAATTAAAATCCGCTTTCCCTGTCCGATACCCATAATAAGCATATCGTATATAACTCCTGCTGCACTTAATTGTTCTTCCGTGAGCTTCCTGGTTGATTCTGGGCGGGCTGTAGTAAGAATAATCATATGGCCTTCACAGTGCCATTTAGCCGTATTCTCCCGCGCGCCTGGAAGAGCTTTTAATACTTTGCAATTGGTGATGTCTGCAAAGTTATCAATATGTTCGATAAGTGTGCCATCAATATCTACAAAGTAAGTGTTTCTCATATAAATACTTATAGGAGGTGCTTTATGCTACTAAAACTAGATTTTGGACTGAAGGCGAATGGACCATGCGCCAATGGGTGTTGACTACATACCCATAGGAGGTTTGCCTCACTTGCCAACCATTTTATTTGCGATTGAAAGGTAAATTAGCCAGCAGACACAGCTTCCAAGTGAGCCATTAAATAGCATATCAAAAACTATTTGATAGGGCCACATCTGCTTAAGTAAAAAATACTCTGCTGGGCTCCAGACTAATAGTCCCCACATTAGTCCCACCCAGAAGCCCATGCAGAGTATACAATTCACAAGCTTTCCAAAGAATGGTATCTTAGCAAGAGCCAATCTAACGGGCTTGAAAATCGTTGAGTATACGACGATGTTAGCGGCTCCGAAAGTCGCTAGTGACCAGATAATAAAATTAGTTAGGTAATCCATGTGTCTTGTTGTGAATCAAAATTATTGGTAGCTGGCTTCTATGAGTCTTTACAAACTCATCTTTAGCCTTATACCATTCCTGTCTCATCTCGCCTGGAGATTCGTGCCTAATAATTATAGGCACTGCATAGTTAGAATAACCAAGTAAGTGTGCTTTGCTGGTCATATGTATATCGTAAAAATCCCAAGGACCAGATAAGTATGACGGTTGTTTTAGTGTTATTGCTTTTAAGATTTTATAGGAGCAGGCTAAGAAGCAACCGTCTAAGCAAACCACTTGCCCATAAGGACCAAAATAATTTGGGGTCATGAAGACCTCATCTTGGCCTTGGAAAACGAATCCTCTGGAGGCTCCTAAATGTCTTGCGTTCCACCAAGCTCCATTGATTTTATTTGCGTCGTAGTAGGTAGATCCTGCCACTCCTACAAATCCTACATTTGGCTTCAAGCAGATTTGTAGTAGTCTCTCAAACTCGTGATGGTTGGTCATGATCTGAATGTCATCATGGCACATCACTATAATATCATTATCCTCTAACTTAGTCTCAATCTGAATCCAGTCTAAGTTTTGGGTATGTCCCTGATATATTGAAGGAGCATCGTAAGCTATAGCAATTCTCATATCTATATGAGATGAAGCTTTGTTTACATAATCCTTAATACTAGATAAGGATTTAGACTCTTTATTCAATCTACTACATATAGACAGGATAATTTTAGACATATGAAAAGTAATAGCCTGACGCTTGACGAAATTAAAGAAGAATTTCTTAAATGTAAAACTGATGCGGTATACTTCATATCTAAGTACATAAAAGTTTCCCACCCTAAAAGAGGGTTAGTAAACTTTGAACTTTACCCTTTCCAAAGAACAATAATTAAAGAGTTCTTTACACACAGATTTAATATACTTAGAAAGTTTAGACAAGCTGGTTGTACTACATTGATTGCTGCTTATTCTTTGTGGCTTTGTATGTTTAATCCTTACAAGACTGTGGCTATTCTGTCTAAAGGCGAGGCTGAGTCCACAGAAATTATTGATCGTATTAAATTGATGCACGCTGAACTTCCTGCTTGGTTACAACCTAAGATTATGGAAGACAACAAGCATACATTCAAGCTAGAGAACAAATCAGTAATCAAGTCTAAGGCTTCGGGAAAGCAATCAGGTAGATCTATTCCTGGATCATTGTTGATCTTGGACGAAGCTGCATTCATTGAGCACATTGATACAATTTGGGCTGCTGCTTATCCAATCATTTCTACTGGTGGATCTGTAATTGCTCTTTCAACTGTAAATGGTATTGGTAATTGGTTTCACAAGATGTATACTCAAGCTATCAATGGAGAAAACAATTTTAATGCAATTGATATTACTTGGAAGGAACATCCAGAATACTTTAGACAATCAGGGTATGAGCATCTATATGAATTGATGGCAAAGTATGAACCACCAGTCAATATTGATGATTGGGAGAAGAATACTAGGGCTAACCTAAGCTTGAAAGAATGGTTGCAGGAATATGAAGCTAACTTCCTAGGAACTGGTGAAACTTACATTGACGGTGAGATCCTAAGGCAGTTAAAGAGTGACGTAAATCGTGAATACAGAATCAAATACAATAATCGTATGCGCGTGTGGAAGGATCCTCAACCGTACCACGAATATGTATTAGCTTGTGATCCGTCAATAGGCCGAGAAAGAGATTATTCAGCCTTCCATGTTATTGATCTTTATAATGGGGAGCAAGTAGCAGAGTTTTATTCGAACCGTACCCCAATCAACGAATTTGCTAAAATTATTGTAGACGAGGGCAGACTTTATAATACGGCTTATGTTCTGAGCGAAAGAAACGGTATTGGAAATAATTTAATTTATTTCTTACAAGAAAGTTTAGAGTATGAAAATCTAGTTATGGACGATAACCGTGAGATCGGTATGCAGATCACCCAGAAGAATAGGGAGGTCTTGTTGGCCGACATGGAGCATAATATAAGATCAAATAAAGTTAAAATTAACTCAGAAAGGCTAGTTGACGAGCTATTAACCTTTGTTATTGATAAAGATACCAATAAAATTAAAGCTGATACTAACTGCCATGATGACTTAATTATGGCTTTTGCTATGGCAATTAATACTTTTAATAAATTAAGAGAAAATAACTTAATTGAAAGAGATACTTTAATTGATAACAGGAATATCCCACTTACCCCTATGCAGTCATATAAATATAAAGTAGTTACTGCTACTGGTAATGTAACCCTGGAAGATTATAAATGGCTAATAGGCAAATAAGAGAAGGTTTTACTGAGTTCGCTAACCCAAACAATCCTTGGTTTAGCCCCGTAGGAACTGTAGGTAAGTTCTTTGCTAAGTTCTTTTCTTTGGGCAGATATGCTAGAAAAGAGGCTGAATTCGACCAGCAGTTAAGAGACCCAGCCCGACCAATTAAAGTAAATCCTGGTCGCCCTCTACACGGTGATGCAGTTCAGTCTAGAGATGTTATCAGGGTCACTTCAATGGCCCATAGCAAGACTAACTATCCTATTCTACCACAAGTCGAACATGATAGAAAGAGAAGATATAGAGAATATGAGGACATGGATGGCTACCCAGAGATTGGATCAGCCTTCGATATCTACGCTGACGATTGCTCACAGGAAAATCTAGACGGAACTAAATGGGATATCATCACTGCCGATGAAGATGCCAAGCAGGAAATAATTGATCTATTTGATAGAATTGAATTAGATACTTATCTCTGGGATATTGTAAGAAATACAGTGAAGTATGGGGATAACTTCCTTGAGTTAGTTGTTGATATCAATGACATCAAGAAGGGTATTCAGAGAATCAAGATCTTAAATCCAAACTTCTTCTATAGAGTTGAAGACGAGTTCGGATATCTAAGTTCATTCCTTCAGGAGATTCCAAAGAAAGATAACTGGACTACTTATGGCAACGTTGGACCAAATATTGACAATAGCCAAGTAATCCCACTAGATCCAGGCCAGATAGTACACTTTAGATTGCATACATCTGATCCAACGCATTACCCCTATGGTAAGAGTATAGCTTCTGGGGCTAGATCAATTTACAAGAGCTTGAAGATGATGGAAGACGCTATGTTGATCTATCGTCTTGCCCGCGCGCCCGAGAGAAGAATATTTTATATTGATACTGGATCTCTTCCTTCTTCCAAGGCTGAGATGCATATCAAGGAGCAGATGCATAAGTTTAAGAAGAGCAAGCTGTTCAACAAGAATACTGGCAACATGGAAGAAACCTACAATGCTATTTCAGCCGATGAGGACTTCTTTATCGCAGTAAATGGTAAGGGGTCAGGAACCAAGATCGAAACTCTTCCAGGTGCTGAGAATCTTGGCGAGGTCGATGACGTTAAGTACTTTAGAGATAAACTACTTGCGGCTCTAAAGATTCCAAAGGATTATATTGTTGAGAAGGATCAAGCCCCAGATAGAAAGGCTAACCTTGCTCAATTGGACGTTAAGTTCGCTAGAGTTGTAACCAGAATTCAAAAAGCCATTGAAATTGGTTTAGAGACGATAGCCCATAGACACTTAATGATTAAGGGTTATCCAACTTCAGTTATTGAGAAACTTAAAATTAAGTTGCCTGCTCCTTCAGACATGGCTAGAAAGAGACAGCTTGATTTAGACCAGCAAAAAGCATTAGTTGTTGGTGCTGTTAAGAATTTAGGTATATTCCCAGTTGATAAGATATACAAAGATTATTATCAGTTAAATGATGTTCAAATAAAACAAATTAAAGATAAGCTCCAAGAAGAGATGGAAGAGCAGATGGAGCAGCAAATGGAGCAACAAAATGCCATGATGGGTGCGGCTCCTGGGATGCCTGGAATGCCTGCTCCAGGGGGCGATATGGGAGCTGGTGGGCCTCCTCCGGTCGGTGGTGAGCCTGCTGAAAACACGCCTCCAACTCAGGTAGAAAATATTAATTTAAGTGAACTTGAAACTTTACTATTGGAAAATAATGGGTCTAAGGAGTTATTAGACGTTATTAAGTCATTAAAATATAACGAAATGTATTTTAATAAAAAGATAAAGGAAACGCAGTCTAAATAAAGTTGATATAGAAGATTTTTTATGCTAACCAATTTAATCGAAAATCGTGGAAAAGAGTTCTCAAATCTCGTTAAGATCGGTGATTACCTTGCTAGATCATTAAGAGAAAATGTCGAACTATTTTATGTAGAGAACGGTAAAGTTACTTATGTAACTGAATCAGGTGGTGTCGTAACAGCAAATTATGGTTTCAAGCCAAATCTTAAGCTAACTAATGTCCAGGTTGATGATTCTTCAATCCTTGAAGACAGAGATGCTTTTGAGAAGGTAACAGATAAGAAAGTTTCAAATCTTCTATCAAATCTACTGGAGAGCGATTACCACGATGCCGAGAACCAGTTTGATGAGATCCTAAGTTTATTTGAGACCAAACTTTCCTTTGAGAGAATTAAGGAAAGACTAAGAACTAAGGTCGAGAGATTTGGTGAGAGCACTAAGATTGTCTCAACTCCTCAGTTCCAAAAGGTTTCAGAGATGAAGGATAAGATTGTCCAGTTCTTGAAGGAGAATAAGGACATAGTAAATATCCCAGAGATTAAGAATGGCCTAAAGTTAGCCTCAGTTGTATCAAAGGCTTTCAATCTTCCAAAGCTAACTCTAGAGCAGTTAGCCGAATCAAAGACTTTCTCAGTCAGACCATCAGATAGCAATTCAATCTATGAGCATCTTTGCAGACAAGAACTGATTGCCAAGGAGCTACTAGAAGCTAAAGAGAACTTCGATACTACTTGGGCTAACAATGAGCTAATCTCAGATCTAGCTTCAATGATCTATGAGAAGAGATCAAAGATTGAAGAGAAGGTAGCTGAGATCATAACTAAGATCCCATACTTTGCTCTATCAACCAAGAAGCAACTTTCAACCATCATTGAGAACTCACTGGGCCTCTCAGATCTAAAGATATCAAACAAGGATGTTACTAAGTTTGTTTCAAATATCTTTGAGATGAAGAAGCCAGTCAAGAATTACATCATGGACCTACTGAATGAGAAGTATGGTATCAATGTAAACAACTTAAGCGAAATCCCAACCTTCTCAAATCTTCTTAAGACTGAGATGGTTGTCCTTGCCAGTCTAGCCAAGTTAGCTCCAAAGAATTCAGTAGTTAAGCAGACCTTGTTTGAACTAGCTGAATCACTAAAGACTAAGAATGGTGCTGAGTCAATAGACATTGTTGATTTCATCAACGAGGTATTTGATGAGGCTGGATTCAAGAAGCAACTAAATGAGACTAATCTCCTACAATACCTTGACTTTGCCAGAGTTGCAGATGATCTAGGAAAGATTGGAACTATCCTGAAAATGTTACAGCCAGCTTTAGGTGGTGAAGGTGCTCCAATAGGTGGAGATATGGGAGATGCTGCTTCAATGGATCAGGCTCCAATGGAAGGCCAGCCAATAATCCCACCAGAGGGCGAAGAAGGAATGGGCGACGAAGAGGGCGAGCCAGAGCCTTCAGAGGCTGAAATGGCCGCTGAAGAGGTTCAGGGTGAAGAGGCTATGGGTGCTGAAGGTGGAGGAGAAATGCCACCCCCAGAAGAAGGAATGGAAGGAGAGATTCCACCAGAAGAAGAGATGCAAGATGATACTGGCGAACCAATGGCTACAGATGAAATAAATGATCTTGTAAACAGAATCGAAGATCTTCTCTCTTCAATCAAGACTGAAATGGGAGAAGGAGAAGGTCCAATGGGAGATGAGGAAGGATCAGGAGAAGAACTCCCACCAGAAGAAGGAATGGAGGGTGAGGAAGAAATGCCACCAGAGGAAGGCATGGAAGAAGAGATGCCTGAAGAGGGCGGCGAAGAAGAATTTGAAGAAGAGGACGAGGAAGAAGAAGAGTAATAATATATGAGTTGCAACAATTATACTGCTACCCAAATTCCCCTTAGCGTTGGTTTCGATGCTAATGGGAACGCTGGAAGTCTTGTTGAGACTAAGGAAATCAAAGTAACTAAGATAGAGACTCCAACTGATTCCGATCAATTAATTATTGCAGCAGGGACAGAAGTTGTATTTAAAGGTAATGTTACTGTAGAAGGCACTATAAATGTAGGAGCAGTCGAAGCGGCTTCCTCACTATCCTCATTAACAGATGTTACTATAACGTCTGTAGCTAATGGTGAAGTTTTAGTTTGGAGTTCTAATGATTGGATAAATAGAACTCTTGCTGAAGCGGGAATTCTTGGGACTACTGATTTAGCTAATTATGCTACAAACACTTATGTATCATCTAATTATGCTACATCAAACTCTTTATCAGCATATGCACCCTCATCTTGGGTAAATTCTAACTTTTTAGCAAACTCAACTATAGGGACTACTGTTCAAGGTTATGATCCTGTTCTTGAAGCTTTATCGTTAGCTACTGTAACGGCTAATACTGTTGCTTATTTTAATACTGGTGCCGCCGCTACAACTACGACTTTAACACCTTTTGCAAGAACTGACTTATTAGCTGCTACTGGAGCAGCACCAATAAGAGCTAGTTTAGATTTAGAGCCTGGGGTTGATATTCAAGTTCAAAATACTAGTTTACAAGATATTGCAAATATTGATACTGTCTTTCTTACTGAAAACGATGTCTTAGCTTGGGATGGTGCTAATTGGGTCGCCGTTGCCGCGCCTGGGGGAGGTCCAGTAGCATTAAATGATATAACAGATGTTACTATCGCTACGGCTGTTGCTAATGACTTTTTAGTCTATGATAGTGGGCAATGGAGAGATCAAGCTCCATCGGTAGCCAGAACATCTCTAGGAGCTACAACAGTTGGAGCTAATATTTTTACTCTTAATAATCCTACAGCAGTAACATATTTAAAAATAAATAATGACAACTCTGTAAGCACTAGAACTGCGGTTGAAATGCAGTCAGATCTTTCAGTAACTCCAGGAACAAATGTTCAAACTCAAAATGCAAATCTTCAATCAATAGCTAATCAAACAACAACTGAAAATACACTAATTTATTTTAGTGGATCAACTTCTGCTGCAACTACAACTTTAACTTCATTTGGAAGATCACTATTAGATGATGCAAATGCAACTGAGTGTAGAGGTACTTTAAGTGCTCAGTTATCTTCTGTGCCATTAGACAATCTTACTAATTTATGCACAGGGGCTGGATCAACTGGAGCATCTGCTTTTGGAAGATTATTTTTTACTGTAACAAATGGTCTTTCACCTGGCATTAATATTCTTCCTGTGGATTTGTATGACCCAACAAACATTTCTAATAGTTATGGAAAAATATTAAGATTTGAAGAATCTGCTATCCCAGGATATGGATTACCGAAATGGAATAATTTATTCTTAGGTGAACTAGCTAATGTTGATATAACGGGTGCTGGTGGCAATTTGACTGCTGGAAGAATATTATACGTTAATACAAGCCAAGATTTAACAGAGTTAGCCAATCCTGCTGGGACAAGTTTTTTAAGACATGATGGAGCTAACACAGGTCCAACTTGGAGATCTTCCGCTGATGTCAGAACAGATATTGGATTAGCTACAACAGATTCTCCTCAGTTTGCTGGAGTTAATGTTGGAAATGCTGCTGATACTTTAATAGCTAGATCATCCGCAGGAAATATTACTGTTGCAGGTCAAACAATATATCGAGCGGGAGGAACTGATGTTCCTATTTTAGATGGTGGAACTGGAGCTTCCACTGCCGCTGGTGCAAGAACTAATATATTTGCTGGATTATCAATAGCAAAAGGTGATTTAATCACTTATGATGGTTCAGACTTTGCTAGAATTCCTGCTCCAACGATTGACGGAGCTTATTTACTCAGAGTTGTAAAATCTGGGAGTACTTTTACTTTTAGCTGGCAGCCTGAATCTAACTACAGCAACTAATCCTTAACCATATCACCACGCTTTATAGAGTTGAATAGTCTTACAAAGAAGACTTCTCTTAAAGCGTCTAACTCTCTCCATACATTTATCAG